AATTAAATTAAATGGCAAAGTTAATAAGAAAAATAAGTATTGGTTCTGATTATAAGAACGAAGCAATGCATTACGCAGTAGGTCAAGAAGTATATGGTGGACATAAAATTTCTGACATACTAGAAGACGAAGGATCATATAAAATATTTATAACTAAAAACAAAGAGATACTACCGTGGAAGCACTTTAATTCTAACATGGCGGTATCTGTTGAATATAATTTAGATTATTAATGCAAGCACTTTTTAATTATATCATATCTACTGAAAATCGCTATAATAATGCGATTAAAATCGACGAAAAAGAATTAATTGTTAATACTGAAATTACAGAACGTGACCATATTTTTGTTAACCGTATCGGTACTGTTGTTAGTTGCCCTATTTCGGGACAATCATTGATAAAAGAAGGTGATGAAGTTATACTACATCACAATGTTTTTAGAAGATGGTTTGATGCCCATAGAGAAGAAAGAAATTCAGCTAGTTATTTAGATGAAAACATGTATTCAGTTATGCCTGATCAAGTTTTTGCTTATAAAAATAAAGATGGATGGAATTGTTTACCTGAATATTGTTTTGTTAAACCTATTTATAAAGATGACGAATGGGCGCTTAAAACAGACGAAAACTTAAAAGGCATACTTACATATAGCAATGACATATTAAGTTCTTTAGGTATGTTCCCTGGAGACGTAGTGGGGTTTACGCCAAACTCAGAATATGAATTTAATATAGACGGCCAAAAACTTTATAGAATTTTATCAAATCAAATAACAATTAATTATGGATCGAAGAGAAAGAGTAGTTAAAGCATCTGAAGTTGCATTAGTTGAATTAGAAAAAGTTATAAGACAAAATATTGATTTAGTTGAACTAGATCCTGAAAAAGCAAAGACAGCAGCTCAAGCCAAATGGGTTGCTATAGAAGATTCTTTAAAGATAATAGAAAAAATAGAAGAACTTTCAGGTGCGAAAGATATTAAAGAAAACAAAGAAGCTTTTTTTGGTGTTGAAAACAGAATAAAATAATGTATAAACAAACGTTATATAAAGTTCTTACTGATCATTTATTAGATAAAAAAGTAAAGAATTTAAACAGATATAAGAAATTTGCTTATGGATATAATCAAGATTTAGATTGTGTTGTTATAAGTAAAGATGGAACTATAGGTGATATATATGAAATACAAGGTCTTAAGGTAGCTATACCTAAAACTCCAGAAAAAGTAAATGGAGAAGATTTAAAAGTAGAAAATCAATATTTTAAAATTCGTAATAAACCTAATTCTTTAATTAAAATAAAAACTATTTATGATTTTAAGGAAGTTAATGAAAAAGATAAAGAACAATATTACCCATATATTGATGCTGAATTTAATTATCGTAACGATGGTTATTGGTTCATGTGCAACGGTTCCGCGAACTACATTACAGGATCGCACTATGTATATCTCACTTGGACAAAGATCGACGTTGGATCGCCTGATTTCAGGCAGGCAAACAGAATATTTTACTACTTTTGGGAGGCATGCAAGGCTGACAAGAGGTCTTATGGGATGTGCTACCTTAAGAACAGAAGGTCTGGATTTTCTTTCATGGCATCATCTGAATCCGTTAACCAAGCTACAACTTCAAAAGACTCTAGGTTTGGGATCTTATCTAAGAGTGGAGCAGATGCTAAAAAAATGTTCACAGACAAAGTTGTACCCATTAGCATCAACTATCCATTCTTTTTCAAACCAATACAGGACGGTATGGAACGTCCCAAAACAGAATTATCCTATAAAATACCATCAAGAAGACTTACCAGAAATTCCTTACAGAAAACCAATCAAGAAGAAAAACTTGGAGAAGGGCTCGATACAACAATCGATTGGAAGAACACAGGAGACAACTCGTACGATGGGGAGAAATTACAACTCCTCGTTCACGACGAATCGGGTAAATGGGAGAGGCCCGACAATATCCTCAACAACTGGAGGGTCACGAAAACCTGCCTCAGGCTCGGATCAAAAATAGTTGGAAAATGTATGATGGGATCTACTTCTAATGCTTTAGCAAAAGGAGGAGATAATTTTAAAAAATTATATTACAATTCAGATGTCAACAATAGAAATAAAAATGGCCAGACTTCAAGTGGATTATATTCTTTGTTCTTGCCTATGGAATGGGGTTACGAAGGATTTATTGATAAGTTCGGCTATCCTGTCTTCGAAACTCCATCAAATGAGGTTGAAGGAATTGATGGCGAAAAAATCTATTCGGGCGTTATTGAACACTGGGACAATGAGGTTGATGGTTTAAAAAACGATAGTGATGCTTTAAATGAGTATTACAGACAATTTCCAAGATCAGAAAAACATGCGTTTAGAGATGAAACAATTAATTCGTTATTTAATCTAACAAAAATATATCAACAAATTGATTTTAACGAAGAGATGACCATTAAGGGTTATGTTATTCGAGGAACATTTGCTTGGAAAAATGGAATAAAAGACACAAAGGTTATTTGGGTACCTACTGCTAATGGTAGATTTAAGGTATCTTGGATACCACCAGATGAATTACAAAATAATGTTATAAATAAAAATGGTATTAAATATCCTGGTAATGATGGATTAGGCGCTTTTGGCTGTGATTCTTATGATATATCAGGTACAGTAGGCGGTGGCGGATCAAATGGAGCATTGCACGGGTTAACAACGTTTTCAATGATAAATGATGTTCCTAATAGTAAGTTTTTTTTAGAATATGTTGCTAGACCACAAACTGCTGAAATATTTTTTGAAGAAGTTTTAATGGCTTGTATATTTTATGGAATGCCAATACTAGCTGAAAATAATAAACCAAGATTATTATATCATTTTAAAAGAAGAGGTTACAGAGGTATGTCTATGAATAGACCAGATAAACTTCTTGGTAATTTATCAAAAACAGAAGTAGAATTAGGTGGCATACCTAATACATCTGAAGACATAAAACAAGCACATGCTGCGGCTATAGAATCTTACATAGAAGAATATGTAGGTAGTAATGAAGAAAGTCATGGTAATATGTTTTTTCAAAGAACATTAGAAGATTGGGCTAAATTTGATATATCAAAAAGAACAGCTTATGATGCTTCAATAAGTAGCGGTTTAGCTATAATGGCTTGTAGAAAACATATGTATAGACCTAATGCACAAAGAATAACAAGAAAAATTGATTTTGGATTTGCAAAGTATAAAAATGGCGGATCAATGAGTGAGATAATAAAATAAATATGGCAATAACTACAGGACAATTTCCTACACAATTTCCGAGTCAATCAGTCTCAGATAAAGAAAAAATGTCAAGGGAATATGGTTTATCAGTATCTCGTGCTATTGAGCAAGAGTGGTTCAATAGAGACAGTGGACCAGGAATGTATTTTCAAACTAGAGATGAATTTCATAGACTTAGATTATATGCTAGAGGTGAGCAATCTATTAGAAAATACAAAGATGAATTTGCTGTAAATGGCGATCTTTCTTATTTAAATTTAGATTGGAAACCAGTTCCTATTATACCTAAATTTGTAGATATAGTTGTAAATGGAATGCAAGATAGATTGTTTGATATTAAAGCTTTTGCTCAAGATCCTGTTTCAACTGGAAAAAGAACTAAATTTGTTAATGACGTTCAAAGAGATATTAATGCGCAAGGTTTACTTAAAAGCATTGAGACTCAATTAGGTGTAAATGCTAGAAATGTACCCGAAGAAGATTTACCATCAAATACAGAGGAATTAGAGTTATACATGCAACTTGGTTATAAGCAAGGCATTGAAATAGCAGAAGAACAAGCTATAAATAATGTTTTCTTAACAAACAAATTTCCACAAATAAAGAAAAGGTTTGATTATGATTTAACTGTATTAGGAATAGGTGCTGTTAAAAATACCTTTAATAATACTGATGGAATAAAATTAGATTATGTAGATCCAGCTAATTTAATATGGTCTTATACTGAAGATCCTAATTTTGAAGATTGTTATTATTTTGGCGAAGTTAAAAGATTGCCTGTAAATGAATTAAAAAAACAATTTCCTAGCATAAGTGACGAAGAAATGTCTGAGTTAACTAGAAAAGGATCAAGTTGGGTTGATAATAATTCAGATTTTTCAAGTCAAGCTCGTGGTCAAGGTGATATTGATAACAATAACACTGTAACACTTTTATATTTTAATTGGAAAACATGGGAAAATAATGTTTATAAAATAAAAGAAACATCTACTGGAGCAGAAAGAGCTATAGCTAAATCAGATGAATTTAATCCTCCTCAGGATAAAAGCACAAGATTTGAAAGAGTTGCTACAGCTAGAGAAGTTGTGTATGAAGGTGCTTATGTTTTAGGTACAGATACTTTATTAAAATGGGAAAAAGCTACGAATATGATTCGTCCATCTTCTAATACAAATAAAGTTGTAATGAATTATACTGTTTCAGCGCCAAGAATGTACAAAGGAAACATAACATCTATTGTTTCTAAAATGTGCCCTTACGCTGATTTAGTTCAATTAACTCATTTAAAACTACAGCAAGCCATACAAAGAATGACACCTTCAGGTGTATTTATAGATGCAGATGGTTTAGCTGAGGTAGATTTAGGTAACGGAAGCAGTTATAATGCTCAAGAAGCTCTTAATATGTACTTTTCAACAGGTTCTATTATAGGTAGATCTTTAACGGTAGAAGGTAATCCAAATCCAGGTAAAGTACCTATACAAGAATTACCAGGAAGTGGCGGTGGTCAAATTCAAGTTTTAGTTGGCGCATACAATCAATACATACAGATGATGCGTGATGTTACTGGATTAAATGAAGCTAGAGACGGTTCTGATCCAGATCCAAATGCGCTTGTAGGTGTTCAAAAATTAGCAGCTGCAAATAGCAACACTGCAACTAGACATATATTAAGTTCTAGCATGTATATAACTTTAGCTTTAGCTGAGGCTATTTGTTTAAGATTTAAAGATGTTCTAGAATTTCATCCAACTAAAGAAGCTTTTATAGGAGCTTTAGGCCAATTTTCAGTTGGTTCTTTAGAGGAAATGAAAAATTTACATTTGCATGATTTTGGAATATTTTTAGAATTAATGCCAGATGAAGAAGAAAAATCTTTATTAGAAGCTAATATACAAATGGCTTTGTCAAGAGATAGTATAAATTTAGAAGATGCTATCGATATAAGAGAAGTTAAAAATTTAAAATTAGCTAATCAATTATTAAAGATAAGAAGAATTAGAAAGCAAGGCATGGATCAACAAACTGCTCAAGCAGCGAGTGTTGCACAAGCCAAAGCTCAAGGTCAAGCTCAAGTGCAAATAGAAGAAGCTAAAGCTCAAGCAGAGCAAATTAAAACTGAATCAAAAATACAATATAGACAAGCTGACGTTGGATTTGAAATTAAAAAACTAGAGGTAGAAGCTTCTACTAAAAGAGAATTAATGCAATATGAGTATGAACTTAATGTTAAATTAAAAGATTTAGAATTAAGAGCTCAAAAAGAATTAGCTCAAGCTAATAATGAAAATGCCATGCAATTATCCAGCATGAAAGAATCTGGAGCTAACGAAAGAGAGGCTGCTAAAATATCAGCAAGTTCAATAACGGGACCGCCATCTTCAGGAAAAACTAAAAAATCATTTGAATCAAAAGGTAATGATGTTTTAGGAGGATTTGATTTATCTAGGTTTTCGCCTAAATAAATAAAAAATAAATATTTTATTATATATAATTATGGAAGAACAAGAAAAAGTAACAGTAAAGGCGGTTGATAATACAGATCCATCGCCTACATCACAAGAAAAAGAAGTACAAGTTTTAGAAAAAGCTATAGAGTCTGGTGAAGTTGATGCTCAGTATGGGCTACAAGACGATGGTGTTTTTAAAATAGACTTAGACAAAGATCCTAATACAAAAGAAAAAGATGCCATTCAAGAGCGAAAAACAAAGGAAATACCTGTGGGCGAACGAACCGGAGATAGCAAAGAAGTGGTCGAAAAAGTACGGGTCAAATCCAGTGAAAAAAATACTGAAACAAAACAAGAAGAAGTAGCAGAAACAAGTGGTCCTTTAGAATTAATAGTTGAAGATGAAACTACAATTGAAGAACCAAAAAAAGAAGAAGTAAAACTTCAAAAAGAAGAACCAAAAGAGGATGCAAGAGTTCTTCCTGAAAATATAGATAAACTAGTTAGTTTTATGGAAGAAACAGGTGGTACTGTTTCAGACTTTGTAGAACTAAATAAAGATATAAGTAAATATGATAATACATCTTTACTTAGAGAATATTATAATAAAACAAAACCACATCTAGACTCAAGTGATGTCGAATTTTTATTGGGCAAAAATTTTGGGTATGATGAGGACGCGGACGATCCGTCAGAAGTTAAAGCTAAGCAATTAGCTTTTAAAGAAGAGTTATATAATGCTCAAAAGCACTTTAAAACAAGTAAAGAACAATATTATGCTGATCTTAAGTTAAGTAAGCAAAATGATATTGCTCCTGAATATAAAGAAGCTTATGAATATCATAATACTCAAAAGCAAATTCAAGAAGAAAATAAAAAGATACACGAAGATTTTTTAAATAAAACAAATGATGTTTTTTCAGACGATTTCAAAGGTTTTGATTTTAGCGTTGGAAAAAGCAAGTACAGGTTTAAGGTAGAAAATCCTAATGACGTTAAAGAATTTCAATCCGATATTGATAACTTTGCTTTTGAATATTTTTCAAAAGATGGTAAAGTTAATAATGTCAAAGGATATCACAAAGCATTATTTGCAGGACGAAATGCAGATAAAATAGCTACTCATTTTTATGATCAAGGCCGTGCCGACGCCATAAAAGAGCAAGCTAAATTATCTAAAAACATTGATATGTCCCCTAGAGCAGATAATACTAGTGTTATAAATTCAAATGGTCAAAAAGTTAAAGTTGTATCCGGTAATGATTCTTCAAAATTGCGAATTAAATGGAAATAAACAATAATTTTTAAAATCAAGACAAATGGCTTTTACAGCAGGAATACCGGCAGCGTTACAACCAACGCAGTCGAAAACAATGTACGGAGGAAACTATATAGATTTCACCGCAGCAGGATTTGAACAATGGGGTCAACAATTTTTACCAGATGTGTATGAAAAAGAAGTAGAACGTTACGGAAATCGTTCTATCGGATCTTTCTTACGTATGGTATCAGCAGAGATGCCATCAACTTCAGATCAAATTATATGGACAGAACAAGGACGTTTACATACTCGTTATGCAAATGTGGTTCCTTTAGGAAATCAAGCAGCTTTACCAGGTGGAGCAGCGCAAGGAGCAATTGCAGCAGGCGCATCAGGTACGGTACTTAATTTTAGTGTACCAATTGCACAACCAAGAAGTACAGGAACTACTACAGACAAAACAGAACCTGTAAACTTTAGAACAGGCGCAACAGTGATGGTTCAAGTTCAAACGGGAGTTGCATCAGCAGTTGGAGGTACTGGAGCAGTTATCAAAGGTGTTGTTACTGCAGTTGCAGCACAAAACTTTCAGATCAAATGTTATGTTGCTCATACAGGTGTAGCAGCAGCTGCTAGAGTAACTGTAGTTGCATATGGTAATGAATTTGCTAAAGGTACAGGTACTTTTACAGAATCTTTAAATCCTAGTTATGCTACGTTTAATAATTCACCAATTATCTTAAAAGATAACTATGCTATTAATGGATCTGACACAGCTCAGATTGGATGGATTGAAGTTACTTCTGAAAATGGAGCTAATGGATATTTATGGTACATGAAAGCAGAACATGAAGTAAGACTTCGTTGGGAAGATTACTTAGAAATGTCTATGGTAGAAGGTGTAGTAAAAACAGGTGGTCAAGCAGGTGCTAACGGAATAGCTTTAGGTTATACTGCAGGTGCTAGCTCGATAACAGTTGGAGGTACTAATCAAAATGCTAAAGGTACTGAAGGTTTCTTTGCTGCTTTAGAAGCAAGAGGAAATGTTTATGCAGGATTTGGAGCACAAGCTACCGGTGGTGGTGCGTTAACTGATTTTGATGCAGTTCTTAAGCAATTAGATAAGCAAGGTGCTATTGAAGAGAATATGATGTTTTTAAATAGAGATTTATCTTTAGAAATTGACGATATTCTTGCTCAACAAAATGGAGCTTATGCTGGTGGTACTTCTTTTGGAGTATTTAATAACAGCGAAGATATGGCTCTTAATTTAGGATTTACTGGTTACCGTAGAGGTTCTTATGACTTTTACAAAACTGACTGGAAATATCTTAATGATTGGTCAACTCGTGGAGGTTTTGGAGATGTTGAAGGTGTATTAGTACCAGCAGGTACTTCTACTGTTTACGACCAACAATTAGGTCAAAACATCAAGAGACCATTTTTACATATTCGTTACAGGTCTTCTGAAACTGAAAACAGAAAAAATAAATCTTGGATTACAGGATCTGTTGGAACTTCAAGTCCTACAACTGATATTGATGAAATGAGAATATCTTACTTAAGTGAAAGATGCCTTATTACCCAAGCAGCGAATAATTTTGTATTATTCAAAGCTTAATTTTTTTAACTATAGGATACGAGCCCTTCGGGGCTCAGTATTCTTATTATATATTATTTAATTATGAATGCAACAAGAAAACAAACAACTACCATTGAAAAAAAATGGGAATATAAAGATAGAACTTATCTATTAAAAGGCGAAATAGCGCCTCTTACATACACTATACAAACAAGACATACGCCTAGAAAGCCTTTGCTTTATTGGGATGATGATAAAAAGTTAAATAGAGAAATAAGATTAGCATCAAATCAAAAATCAGTTTTTGTTGATGAACAAGATGGTTTTTCTACTTTATCTCATATTATTTTTGAAGATGGAGCTTTATACGTTCCAAAAGAAGATCCAAATACTCAAAAATTATTATCAATTTATCATCCAAATAAATTATGGGAAGAAATTGATGATGTTTTAATAGCTAATGACGAAGTTGAAAATGTAGAAAACGAACTTATAGCATTAAACTTAGTTCAATCTTTAGATATAGAACATTTAGAAGCAATAATGAGAACAGAATTAGGTTCAAGTGTTTCTACAATGTCTTCTAAAGAATTAAAAAGAGATGCTTACAGATTTGCTAGACAAGAGCCTGATTTATTTATAGAATTGTCTGAAGACGAAGATATAAAATTAAGAAACTTAGCTAACAGAGCTGTTGAAACTGGTATATTACAACTTACAGATGATAATACAGTTTTTAAATTAAGTAATGGTAAAAAAGTAATGACAATTCCTTTTGACCAACATCCTTATGCTGCTTTATCTCAATATTTTAAAACAGATGAAGGTATAAATTTAATGAAGTCAATAACTAAAAAGCTTTCATAGCTTAACTTGGTATAAGGTGAGAAATCAACCTTATACCTACTAAATAAATAACAAACATAGATACATGGTTAATATAAATAATGTATACCAGACAGTTCTTGTTATAACAAACAAGGATCATAGAGGTTATATAACACCGGCTGAATTTAATAGATTAGCTGAGCAAGCACAAAATGAAATATTTGCTAGTTATTTCATGAGAGAAGCTGGTTATGAATTAAATGCATTTTTAACTAGTGATTTTTCAGACCCAAACCAATACTTAGCAGAAAAAATAAGTGTTTTTTATAAAAATACTACGTTAACAAAGTTAGATAAAGAGTTTACATATCCTGCAGATTTATATAGAGTTGGTGTAGTTTCTGTAGGTAATTCTGTTGCAGATAGAGCTTCTAATGAAGAGATTAAATATATAAATCTATCTCCATTAACAGCACCTGTAAAAACTCAACCAGTTTATACTTTAACAAGTTCAGGCGTGGTTATTTATCCTTCAACAGTTACAGATGGCGTAAGTTTAGATTATTTAAAACAACCAGTTAGACCTAAATGGGGTTATGTACTTCAAGGTACTGTACCTTATTACGATTCAACTTTATTTGATCCTGCAACAGATAGTTATGATACTCCAGCTAAGTCTTATAATTTTGAATTACACCCATCTGAAGAAAATAATTTAGTTGTAAGTATATTGAATTATGCTGGAGTAGTTATAAAACAAGCAGACGTAGCAGGATTCGCACAAAGCAAAGAACAACAAAACGCAGCAACTGAACAATAATGGCAATATCAAGAAGACCTTTAGACGTAGATAATTATTCCGCATTAGATGGTGGTAATGGATTGGCAGTCCCTGGATATTACAGGAGAACAAATTTAAATGATATAATAAACAATTTTATTGTTGCTTATATTGGTGATGGTAAAGTTCTTACAAAAATACCTAGATATGAAGTTGCCTTTTGGGCTCAAAGAGCTGTACAAGAATTTAGTTATGATACTTTTCATTCAGAAAAAGCATTAGAAATACAATTGAATTCAATGCGACAAATGTCACTTCCTTCTGATTATGTAAATTACATAAGTGTACAATGGACTGATGTTACGGGTGTTATGAGAACAATGCTTCCAAGCACAGCAACTAGAGCAAACCAAGGTGTTGCTCAAGATAATAATTATCATTATTTATACGATAATGAGGGTAACATTGTATTTGCAGAAACATCTGAAACAATAGACAGATATCAATCTAAATCGCAGCAGTCTGTTGAAGCAGCAGCCGAAACAGCTAGTAATTATTATTATGGATTTTTTGATGCGCAAAATTCATTTGGTTATTATGGTAGAAGATATGGATTAGATCCACAATATGCAAATACTAATGGTAATTTTGTATTAGATCTAAACGCCGGTCAAATATATTTTCCAACATCAATACCTCAAGATACTTATGTTACATTAAATTATATATCTGACGGTTTAGGTGAAAATGGAGATTTTGACAATGTTTTAGTGCCTAAAATGGCAGAAGATGCTGTAATGTCTACTATACTTTATAATTTATGTAAATTAAGACCTTCTGCAGCTGGAGCAGCTCAATTATATAGACAAGAAGCTGCTGCTAAAACCAGAAATGCAAAAATAAGAATTTCAAATATGAAGTTAGATGAAATGACTCAGATATTTAGAAATAAAGCCAAGTGGATTAAACATTAATAAGATTTTATGCCAGAAATTAAAAGAACATTCAATGTCGGTAAAATGAACCGAGACCTGGATGATAGGATGGTACCTCCAGGAGAATATAGAGAGGGATTTAATATTAACAT